CTTAATATACCGATCTACCACCTTCGATACTGTACTCCGATCCAAATACAGCTTGTCAGCCACTTCCTGTTGTGTCATACCGTCCCGGTAAAGATACTCGAAGATCAAGCGATCCCTGCTGTCAAAAATAGTCGTCAGGAAGATATCAACCTCTAACTGCAACTTCTCCAACTCGATTCGCTCATTATGCAGTTTCACGATCAACTCATACTGTTTATCTTTCCAATATTTCCTGTCCTTTACCTCACTGCCACACACCGTCACCATGGTTCTCTGATATGGAAACTGCTTATTGGAAGACTGCACCTTTCCAAGATATGCCTCCGGTGGATTATCTTTATAATGCTGCAGCTTCTCTTCGTCCTTACGGATCACTTCCGATAAAAATCTATACTGCTTCAAAATATCCTTCGTCATCTGAACCCCTCCTAAAATGTTCTCTGTGATACATTCGCTTTACAAATGGTAGCCCCATTTGCAAGCATTACTAACTGTGTAATTCCATCTGCTGCATCATCATGATCGTTCTTCCCAATCTGTACAAACATATTTAACTCATCCATCGCATCATGATATTCTTTATCCCTCTTATTAGCCGCAAGGAATTTACATCTTCTCTTTATATCTGGTGCATACTGAATGATCTTTGCCAGCTTGCTCATGGTATTTGGTGCCTTGCTGGAAGATATGCTGCATTTGTATCCCTCCTTTTGGAGCATGTCATCAATCTTGTCCGCATACTCATCACCACCGTTATTTCCCTCAAAATGTTCCATCTGCGGTTTATGATACAATGTTTTTCCAACCACAATCGGCTGTGTTACCGTCTTATCCCCCCGGTTAAAAATCCAATCCGGAATGTAAATATAGCCGTCATCATATTCGTACCCAAACGGCATCGACAAACTGTCACCGCCGCCCCAAGCCACATCACAGGCAGCCAATACACGGATCAAACTACTCTCAGGCGGTAACACGCCATTGTACGTCTGCAATTCATCCTCTGCAAAAAGCAATCCCTCACGCACAAATGGGCGTTGCTGGTATTTCGCCTCCCATTCGTTCTTATCCAAACGACTCTTCACATTCAGGAAATATTCCGTAGAGAATCCTTTGCCATAGTCATAAACAAAATTGGACTCCCCATTCTCATTAAGTGCTGGAATCTTTCTGAAACGGTATCGTGGGTTATCCTTGTACTGCTTTTCAACCCTACCTAAAGGATCCAGAACATTCCAACGAGTACCTACCATCAGTTCTCTTGAACCATCATTCTTACGATCAAAAAGTAAATTCAGGTAATCCTGATACCGTCCCTCTAGTCGAGATGCTGACAAGCTCTCCTGTCTGTCACGGACCATATCATCAACATACAGATAACCGTCCAAGGAAATGTCAACTGCACCTGTCCATGTACCATCAATACCACGACAGGTTAATGTTGCAAAGCGATCCGGATCATTCAAAGTAATTTCTTTCTTTTCTGCTGATTTCTTTTGCAAAAATGTCTGAGGGAATATATCCAGAAAATGATACTGTCTTTTTTCTTCCGGTACATCCAACTCCATAAGGTTAAGTGCTTCACTGTAAAATCCATCTGCCAAAAGACCACTATGCCCCGACATTGCATTATGGCTATTAGGACGCTTTCCCATGACCCATGCCATGAAGAAAATGCATATTGTGGACTTGCCGACACGAGGGGGCATGGATAACCCATAAAAATCCAACTTGCCATCTTCCAAGTCCTGCAAATCATCAACTACCACTTTCAGTGTTCGTCGGCGTGGCATATAAAATCTCTTGTCCGGTGCCCGATCCTTTTCCATGTAATACAGAAAATCTTCAAAGAAATACGGTGCCAGCATCAACGTAGCTTTCCAATACAGGGTTGCGAACTCAATGCTATTCTTCTTTCGACTCTCCTTTGCCGCAATCTGCTGTACTTCCTTTGCCTGCTGCAATGCAAAATTCAGATCATCTTTCTTTTCCTCGATCGCCATATCAAGCAATGCGCTAGCAAATTTTATATTAGTCAGGTCTTTTCGATGCAGGCCTGCTATAATTTTCTTGTTTTGTTCTGACACAAAAAAGACACCTCCATCAAAGCAGAGATGCCTTCGCAAATCTGCCTGTAATTGTTTCAGGTTAGCGACTACAACCGTTTGTAGCCGGTAATGTATTATTTATTGTATTTTTCAACTATATCTGCAATCTTCATTTTTCCCATACGAGGTGGACAACAGATAAACAGTTGCAGATCATGTTCTTTCGCTTCTTGCATTTTATTCAAAAGCATCATTTGCGCTGAATTAAGTTTATATTCTAATTTTTCTGCATATTCGATAATTGTCATGCACATACATCCTCCTTAAAATCTGCCGCGTACCATTGACCAAATAAATCGGATAGACAGGATTTGAACCCATGACCACTTAGCGAACTAAGTATTCTCCCAACTGAACTACTATCCGATACCGCAAGTTCACAGCATCTACTTACGGTTTGAACTGCTTTTGTTGCTGTATTTGTACAGTTCATACGGACTTTGTTATACCGTTCTCGAACCATCCCTAATGATGTTTGCCGAGAGTAAATTGATAATGCCAACAGCTAGTTTCTGTTCTTCCATTGCCGACATTGGTTTCTGCACAAGTGTTGACACAACGCAGAGTACGGGACTCGAACCCACAAGCCGAATTAACAATCGACAGATTAGCAATCTGCTCCAATACCATTATGGAAACTCTGCTTGCGATGGCATTTTACCCAAGTTACCATCGTCCATATGCTTGGAACCTATTTCATCACGGCTAGGTAACCTCCGTCTGTTGGCTGCTGTGCTTCGTCGACTTTATCAGCTAATTAAGGAGTTTCTGACACGACAGGGGATTGCACCATCTGCAATGGCTTATCTGTCGGAAGTATCACACCAACGGTTTTAGGCAAAAAAAATACCAACCACCTATTCGTTATTGAATATTGATGGTTGGTATCATCCACATTAATTCTACAAATATGTATCTCGTACTGTAGCTAATTTAGTTTGACCATTAGCTATACTGCCATCATTTTTATAGACAATGGTATCGTATCCGGGAAACTGCGATTGAAATTTATTTTTCCAATCTCCAACTGTCATTGAATTTCTAGTCATCCTTTCAGCTTCATATTGCTTAGGCAATTGCATATCACCGCGAACATTTTTTCCGTCTTTTACAATATCAACTTGAAAACCTTCAATTTCAAAAATTCGTTTCTCTACAATACTTACTTTTGGCATATTTCTTCTCCTCTCGTAATTTGATAAGAAAAGCATATCATCACCAACCACCCATATTCAATTATCAAAGAACTATTTTCATTCGACAAAATTCGACATCACCCTTTATTCGCCCTAATAATCTGCGAAATCCTCGCCTGTGAGCATCCCATCTCGTCGGCGATCTTTTTCTGTGACCATTTTGCCCTATAAAGAGCCATCACCTTGCCCTCATCAATCGGCTTTTTCTCTTTTTCCAGTGATTCAGGTATTGTGATCTTATCAATATCCGTTTCAGCGGTTTCATCAAGATCAGCAAGACACTCTTTTACTGAAGTGCTATTCGCTTGCTGCTCAAAGGTCTTCTGATTTTCTACTGCCTTCCTTCGATCCAATTCCATTACCGTCATCAAACAATAGTTTGCCAGATCAAGACAGGTATCTCGGAGGCCCTCATCCAGTACTCTCTGCTTTGCGCCGCCAGCAAGATTTTCCAATCGATTCCATTTATCTTCCATGCGGACCAGTGCTGCCGTAACCCCATATTTACCAAATGATCTTGAAAAGCTGTCTCCGTAGTCATGATTCTTCCGCACATATACATCATGCAGAAATTCAACCAATTTTTTGTGTTCTTCGATCTGATTCATGTTTTCTCCTGCCTTTCTCTTCTTTGAATCTTCTAATTGCAACGATGTCAGGAACAAGGTTCTCCGGCACCTTAATAACCGTAATCAACTTCTGGTTGTGAAATATGTATGCCATATCTCCATATAGCCGGATCTGATTGGCAGATTTATTGTAAAAATACAAACTGTCAACCCACTTTTGCAGATTTCCTGATGTCTCTGCATGCCGCACACCTAACTGATACACTTTCTTTGCCATTTTGTTGATTGAGTTCTTCCCAATACCGCATCTCTGTTTCATACGATATTTGGCATGCTTTGTTACGATCGTATGTACCACCCTCCTCCATATCCTTTTTTCAAATAATCCCCGCTGTGCTTTTGACACACATTCACAGCTCTTGCTACGGGGAAAAGGGTAATAAAAAACTAGATTGGCATCTAGATCCTCAACGTCCCACTGTAAGGGAGGATTCAAACCAGTGGAAACTGGCATAGCAGGACTCGAACCTGCGACATCTTGATTAACAATCAGGCGTTCTACCGCTGAACTATATGCCACTAACCGGTCTTCATCACCTTTTCCTTTCTGCTAATTCATGATCAAATATATGATTGTTCCACCAAAGCCAAGTGACAAGATCTTGAAGCCTACACTTGTGCCTGTATTTTTTTCTTTGCAATCCAACACAATCATCCACAACAACATCGCTATGTTGAATATGATTGTTGCAATTTTCAAAGCCTGCATATTACATCTCCTTTTTTGTTTTTAAGATTTTTTGCATCTACTAATTCATGCTTACAATCATTCATCCCCGATGCAAGACACTTTTTTGTTTTTTCGTTCCTTGATGGGCTGAGCAGAGGGCTGACGCCCTCGCCTGTAACCCCCGTCCCCCTCTTTTTGCGGAGTTCGTATAATATGCAAAAAACGAACTTTCCTTAGTTTACAGCGTTTACATCCTGTGCTATACTATTTATACGAACTAAACTACTTACAAAATACGAACTTAAAAGGAGTGATCACATGAACAAAAAAACAGTAGCCTTGGACCAGCAACAATACAAAACTATCATATCAATCATCCGAAGCGGCTTTGTCTGGAACAAACATTCTTTCAAACCAAACGAACGCCTAGCTACTATCCTTGTTTTGCAAGCAAATCTAGGATTGCGGATATCCGACATATTGCAATTGCATATCAAAGACATTATCAAAGATGGCAGCAGGTACCGTCTTGACATATGCGAGCAAAAGACCGGCAAAGTCAGAACATTTACCGTTATACCTGACATCTATAACTATATCCTGCGATACGCAACGGACCATGGGATCAATAGCCAAGCCAAACTCTTTGACATATCAGACAGAGCTGTGCAAAAGCAACTCAAAATCGTATGTGATTATTTAGGCTATGATAACATCAGTACGCATAGTTTCCGCAAGTTTTATGCAACTGAAATCTATAAAAATAACGACTGCGACATTGAGTTAGTGCGCCATCTGCTACAGCACTCATCAGCAGCTATCACCCAACGCTACATCGGAATTCAACCGCCTAAGATAGAACAAGCCATTAGCAAACATATTTGCTTACTTTAAGCTCAACGCATCAAATGCATCACATTCAATTGTGGTGCATTTTTTATACCAATTTTACGGAGGATCTTCATCCAAAGGAATATCGGCTTCCAACATCTGCTGCACCTGTTCTGGTGTCTGATCTGCCTCAATCTGTCTTCGTGGTTCAAGAACAACCTCCTGCTGATCCTTCAATCCATCCCAATTTTTCTGCCAGAAGATCCCTGTAACGGGATTGATCTTACCATCAGACATCAACTGTTCCCGAATTTGAGACATAATTTGTCGACTTTTTTTAATGACGCCAGTGCGTGCCGAGTTGGGCTCCCCACGCTGAATGTTACTAACCTCTCCCTTGGTTAAGCCCCATGCGTTATACAATCCAAGGTTTCCGGGCTTGATATTGTTATCAATACAATACTGGAGATATTTCAGCGTTCTGTCTCTTAACTGCTCCGGGTCTTTCGTGTCTATCTCGTCCCACAAAGCAATTTCCAGAGCGTGAGCCGTTATCTTGCTGATTTCCTCTTTCGTGGCAGTAATGCCATTATCGCCAATAACAGGAGACTTTTTCCATGCCTGATTTTTTGCTACCATTCTATTTCCGGATCCTTTACCACCCAAAACATTCACCACCTTAATTTTTCGTAAAAATAAAAAATGAGCTATAAACAATAGACCT